CTGGTTTTCTTTTTGGTGCTATTTTATTATTATATGAAGCAGCACAACTTCTCCCACAAAACTTTGGATTTTTTGTTTCTTCTTTACAGAATAAACATTTATTCATAATGGAACCTTTTAGTTATTATTATTTATAATACCTAAGGTTCAAAAACATCTCAGGCTGGACTCGAACCAGCGACCGACTGCTTAGCTTACCACTACGAATTTCTTCGCCATCTCTGTTTGTGGTCTGGACTTTCTCTTTACCATATCCCAAAAGGACTTAGGCACTTCCCGTAAAGTCTCTACACCTTCATCTTACGATGCTTGGCTCGGGATTGCCATTTTAAAGGGTTCCCCGAATTTGAGAAGTTACATTCATAAAGTTTCCTTTATGACGCTCCATTTATGTTTAAGGCAGTTGCTCTATCCAACTGAGCTACTGAGACATAAGGAACCTCCCTGTTTGTGCATCGTTGAGAGGCATGGGAGGTGTGGGATTTATAAGAAGTTTGGACCTCCTCCACCCGTGAAACTAGTATAGGATATCAGAACCCTCTTGTCAACCCTTTGCTTCCTTACGGGTGTTCTTTTCTTCAGTGATTTCGGTTCTACGAGTCTTAACGAGTTTGGCGATCTCCTGAAGTGCTTTACGAGCGCGAGTACCAGCGGCATTATTACCAGCAGCAAACTTTTCGTCTTCTACTTTCCAGGCTTCAACAGCATTCAGTAGTTCTTGTGATGTAGACATAATAATCTCCATAAAAATAAGATATGTTTATATATAACACTTTTAGTTGCAGTCTTTTACCCAAGGAGCACAGATTCTCATTTCTCCCCCAAGTGCCTTACATTCTTCGGTATAACACACAGATTCATCTACAGGTTTCTCTGAAAAGATTGGAGCAGGAATCTCTACTGATTTTTCTCCAGTTTGTCTCCAATACTCATCAATTGCTCTATCTACATCTCTCTTAATTCTTCTTTCAAGTTTTTTATCATCTTTAATAATAAAGTCATTAAGAATAGTTTGTGGGAAATATTTTCGTTGCATCTCATCCAATAAGTCCCATAAAGTATTTGTGGATATTCCAGAACATTGAGAGAGTATTGCAATAATGGAGGACAATACGACTCCTATAATTGCATATTGTTTAATATCAGGTTTCTTCTTACCAAAATTGAAATTAAACATAAAAAAAGGAGGAGTATAGAACTCCTCAGTATTTATTGTGGACTTATGAATTTTAGACTTCAGTAAGAACTAACTTATTTGAGTAGTTATAAGCATATTCAGTTCTTGCTCCTTTATGTCCCCAACCCAACCAAGTATATGCTAAACGCATATAATATTCAATAGGTTTTCCTGGAACTTTCAATCTATCTTCAATACCTCGCCATTGTGGTTCAGTAATAATATAACGAAGTTGAGTATCAAGTGTGGAAGGGTCTCCACCAATACGAGCAGCAAACTTACCAAGACCATTATATCTTGGAGCATCGGTAAATTGAATCAATCCATAACCACCACTCCTACAAGCACTATAAGACACTCTAGCACCACCCTCACATACATTAGGTGTGAAGGTAGATTCTTGTCGGATATTGCCCATAATGGTTGCTAGGGCGTTTTTGTCAGTAATTCCTCGTTTCTGTAAGAATTCCAGAGTACGGGACTCATTAGTATTACATCCTTTACAAACTAATCGTTTTACTTTAGGTTTTTCGGGAACAACCTCTTTGGTCTCTGTCTCTTGAGTAGGACCTTCAGGAACAATTGCGAAAGGCGGTTGTAGTGCTGAAGATGTTGCCATACTCGGTGCTGGCAGTGTTGCCGCTGATGTTGCAACCGCACCTAAAAGAGCTACGGTTACATTTGTTAGGTTTTTAAGCATTAATTTTAATTGAATTCGGCATCCGTTTAGAAAGGGGGTACACCCAACCTCTCGGAGGGCACTTTCCACGGCTCTAATTGTCACGATCAAAGACTCATAATAATTACCCTGCTCATAACAGGGATTTCTTCATAATAAGTTAATATTTAGTGTTTGTCAAGTAGTCCAGTTTCTTAAGTGTCTCCGAGGTATTCCAGTGAAAAAACATCGTGTTCTGGGATATCAGGATTCATCCATTCTCTAAACTCTGCCTGAATTGCATAAGCATCATCAATATTCTTTTCACTCAAATAATGAATACGATCAATTGCCCAATCATGTGATGTTCTCAGAGTCTGTTCCAAAAGAGTCATATTAGGAGTGCTGTTGTTCACCATCCTATCATCTCCAAGGAGTTTCTGCAACACTCTAAATATTTTATATAAAATCTTAATCATGACTTGGAAGTATAATAGTGTGGACTTTACGGATGTACCAAAAGGAATGGAAGGATTTGTTTATCTCATTACAAATTTAACCAATCATAAAAAATACATTGGTAAAAAACATTTCTGGACTCGTCAAAAAGATCGTAAGACCGGCCGTAGAAAAACCAAAGAAAGTGACTGGATTGATTATTGGGGTTCGTGTGATGAACTTAAAGAGGATGTAAAAGAACTAGGTAAAGATAAGTTCTCTAGAGAAATCTTATACCTATGTCCTCATAAGAAATCTATGAGTTTTTATGAAACAATGGAACAGTTCAAGCGTGATGTAATCTTAAGAGAAGACTATTACAACACAAATGTAGAAGGTAAATTCTTTTCTAGTGAAGTGGATAGGATTTATGAACTGGTACTTAAGAGTTCTCAGGTGTCTTAAAGCTTAGATAAAACTTATCCTTCAACGGGGACAAACCTAGTCTAGCAATAAAAAAGCACCTTGTCAAGAGGTGCTTTGAGTTATGTTATAATACTTAAACTTTATGGTCTCCGCTTATTCAGTCTTTCTTGTTGTGCTTTTTTTGAATTATCTATTGGACTAATAGCAGATTTGATTGGTTTAGCAACTACATCCAGACCTTTGGTAAGGTTACGGACTGCTTTTCTTCCTTCCTCTGGAGTTTGATTAACAGGTTTCATAACAGCATTGATAAGTCCAGCGGCACCAGTTACTGCACCTTCTACAATATCACCAATCATTTCAGCATCCATTACCATCATCACATAATGTGCCTCTTCTACGGTGTCTACATGCCCCTCAGAGAGGAGATACTCCAGTACAAGGTCATAGGCATCATATTCGTAGGAAGAGTTTACTGCCTGTTCTTGTGCCCTCTTCTTATCTCTTTCTTGTTGTGCCTTTAGAGCAGCATCCACTGCCTTGGTGTCAATCTTAGCATCTGGAGAACCTTGTGTTGGAGTTTGATCCTGTTTCTCATTAGGACCTGGTTTAGTTCTAGTTGCAGAAATTTCATCATAACCAGACTGACCCGGTTTAACTTTAGCAGCAAGTTTTGGATGTAACCTTGCCCACTTTTGCATATCAGTTTCACCGGTTGGTGCCTTTGATTTTGATGGACTAGGTTTTGGAGATCCTGAAGAAGGTGTAGAAGGTCTACCACCGCCACCACCTGAAGGAGTAGATCCTCCACCACCTGAAGGGGATGAAGATTTGGGTCCTACGATCTTTGGACCTACAATCTTAGGGCCTACAATCTTGGGACCTACTTTGCCATCTCCACCTGCACCCCCAAGTTTTGCTCCCGCGTATCCAGTCAAAACGCCAGTTCCTGCTAATAGAGCACCTTTTGCAATTCCTGGAAGTGCTGCTTTTGCTCCTTTAGCGATATCTTTTACTTTTGTAACTGCTTTAGTAACTGCTTTTCTTCCCCCAGGACCAATTGCTCTTTTAGTGGCAGTCTTAATTAATCGTGCTGCTGGCTTAGCAGTAGCCATGACACCTCTACCAAGAAGTTTTAAAGCACTGCCAATTGCTTCATTTAAAATATCAATTTGCTCTACAATATAATCTTCAGAAACCGTACTTTCTGTAAGAATATTTTCATCAAAACTCAGGTACTTCTCAATGATAGATTCTTCGGAAGAATCTGCAAGAAATCCAATAATACCTTCTGCACTATAACCCTCATAAACCATTGAAGTTGAAATAGTAGCAACAATATCTTCTACTAGTTCCGATGCTTCCTCATCATAGTACTCAGATTCTTCATTTAAAAAATCGTTCTGTTGGATATTGATTTCTTCATACAAATATCCAACGCTATTGATGAAATCTTGCGAAATTCTAGACATGGTTATAACTTAAATACCTGACATACAGATATTTATAAAAATCAACCTGCTGGTTTTGCTTTTACTCCAAGTGCTTTATTACGAGCAGCATCTGATTGTCTTGCGGTAGCAAGTTTCTTGGCGGCATTGGCGGCATCTGATTTCTTATATGCACCTGCAAACATAGTTCTTCCAATTCTTTCTAATGGATTAGAAGAAGTTTTAGCAAGTGATTGAGCACTTGGGCCTGCCTTATAAACTGCTTTACCACCTTTAAATGCAAGATTACCCGCAACAGATTGCCCACCTCTTTGAACTACACCAGTCTTGGCAAGTTGAACTGTTTTTCTTTGCGATCCAGAACCTGTTGACATAAATGCAGGACCACCTGGTTTGGTTTGACTGAATGTAGTTTTACCCCCAATACCTTTAACTGCAGTTCCTGCTTGTCTCTGGCGATTTGCTTGTGCCATTGCGGCCTTTTCCTTTTTGGTGGCACCAGCAACAGTTTCAAATCCCTTTTTTCCCAATTCAGATCCGGCAACATATCCACCAATACCGCCAATTACTGCACCAGCGGCAGCACCCTTTGGACCTAAAACAGAACCTAATTTAGCACCAGTCAATGCGCCTGCTTTTGCTCCAGTCAATCCACCACCAACCGCAGAAGATGCTCCACCTAAAGCACCCGCTCTAGTTCTACCTCTATCTCTCTGCGATTTATACTCAATTCCACCTTCAAGACCAGCCCCGGCAACACCCAATGCTTTACCACCAACACCCCGCAAACCTTTTACGCCTGAGGGTTTCACACCTGCTGGTGGTTTTCCTACTGATGATTTAGCAGCAGGAAGTGCCTTTGGTTTTTTAGTAATATCTTTTACATTTACTGCTTGAATTGGTGGATTTGTTGCGGGTTTGGTGGAAGATGTTGTTGCTAATTTACCTGCTTTAGTTGCAGGAGTGCTTGAAGATGTTTTTACAAGTGCTCCACCTTTATTTGGTTTAGCATTAAAATCAATATCCATTTGACCAGAAGATGCTTTTGGTGCTTCTGGAGCACCCGCAGAAAGACGCTTTGTTGCTTTTACTGGTTCGGATGATGTAAATGGAACTCTCCCTTTACCTGCTTTTGTAAAATCTTGTGCTCCACCTGATTTTGTAAGTAAAGATGGTTGACGAACTTCTCCTGCGCTTCTAACACTGGTTCCAGAAACTTTAGTTGTTTTTGGTTCAGGAATTTCTAATTGTCCAGAGGGTGTTTTTGGTGCATCTGGAGCAGCAGCAGGAAGTCTTCTAGACGCTGGAGTAGGGGTAGGGTCAGTTGCAGTAAAAGGAACTTTTTTTGGATTTCTAAAATCTTGGGGTTTTCCACTACGAGTCATCAAAGAACCTTGTCTCGCTTCTTCTTCACTCAAATATGACTCTTGCAAAAACTGACTAAAGGACTTCATGTTTCTTTCTTACTTTTTAGTTATTTATAAAAAAAAGAGGGTCAATGAAGACCCTCTTGTGTGCCAGTTTTGGAAGTGGACTTATCCAACAATACTCTGCTTCCACTCTTCACTCATATTTGCCATAATTACAAGTGCTGCCTCATTTGTATCGGCATAACCTTCGGCAACTAGATATTCCAGAACAGTATCAAAAGTATCATACTCCATTTCCATATTCAATCTTGCCTGTCTTGGAGTTGGTTTTGCGGCAGCAGTTGATGGTGCTGGTTTTGGTGTTGGTGTTGCACCTACACTTGATCTAGCAGCCATAGCGCGAGCATCTGATGTTGAACTTCCAGTATTAATAGGAGCACCTTGTCTTACTTGCGATCTACCAATCATATCGGTAATACTAGTATCTTTTGCTCTAGGAGCAGAAGGTGCTGGTGTCGGTGTGGTAGTTGCGGTTGGTGTAGGTCTTGTTGTTCCTCCTGCGGGGGCAGTAGCAGGTCTTCTTGAAAGAGTAGTAGATCTAGGAGCGGGAGCAACAGGTCTAGAGGCTGGAGCTGCAGGTCTTGAAGGTGAAGGTCCAATAGGAGTATTTCCACCAGTTGTGGGACCACCAGCAGTTCCTTGGCGCGATGTACCTACTTGTGATGCTCTTGCTGCCGCCGTTTGCTGCAATTCTGCCCCCCTATAATTCGTTGGAAGACTACCAATTGGAGGTCTGGATACTGCAGTTCCTCTACCAGTTTGTCTAGGAGTTCCAGCATTCATTGGACGGGCAAATCTGGATTGATATGGGGCATTGGAAATTGGAGCAGTCATTTGTCCGGTAGTTCTTGCTTGACCCATTTCACTCAAATAAGACTCATACATCTCTTCCCAGGTATAATCACTCAGGTCATAACCCTCTTCTACAAGTGAATTGACCCAGTTCTCAACTTCTTCCCAAACCTGCTCTTCGGTGAGTTCTTGAGGGGCATATACATTATTATATGCCTCCATCAAACTATATGCATCAGCACCTGTAAGTCTTGACATCTTTTCTTATAAGTTCTTTATAGTTTTATTTATAAAAAAAGAGAGCCTCAAGGACCCTCATTAGTTTTATTATTCAACCAAATATAAGAATAGTCGTGGTCTCCGAAAAGGAAATCATCATATTCGGCAGCATCTTTATAACATTTTATAAGTTCTTCTTCACACCACTCATCGTAATTTCCATCACTATTGAGTATTTTTGGCGTCACAACTTGAAACCTGAGAAAGTATTAGCACCAACATCCTGTTTAATACCACCAATCACATACGACTCTTTCTCCGTTTCCATCGGTGCCTCCTGAAGTTCTCTTGAATTCAACCAGTGTGAGGTCCAAGGAAGGGGATTATTCTTGGCAGGAATATCATAAAGTGGGCGAAGACCAATTGCCTTCATTCTGCGGTTAGCAACCCATTCAACATACTGACAAAGAAGTTTATCATTTAGTCCAATCATAGAACCATCCTTGAACAGATACTCTGCCCAGAGTTTTTCTTGATTGACCGCATTCTCAAAGGTCTTATAAACCCAGGGTTCTTCTTCCTGTGAGATTTTCTTCATATCGGGGTCATCACCTTCTTTCCACTTATTCAGAATGTTCTGGGTGATAACTAGGTGCTGACTCTCATCGCGGGCAATCAGACCGATGATTTTTGCACTTCCTTCCATAAGTTTGAGTTCGCCAAATGCAAAACTGCAAGCAAAACTGACATAAAAGCGAATACCTTCAAGAATATTAACATTTGCAACTGCTCTGAACAGTTTTCTTTTGAGTTCATATCTTTCTGCCTGTGCGTAAGGAACTGATTCTTGGGCGTGTTTCCAAAGTTCAGAAGTTCCATAATGTTGAGCACTATTGATAAAATCATTATATGCTTCTGTAACGCTCACGGCGCGTTCTAGGATTCTTTCATCACGAAGAATTGTATCAAAAACATCCGAAGGGTCTGAATAAACATTCTTGATAATATAGGTATATGAGCGACTATGAATCATCTCCATAAACTCCCAGACCTTCATACACGCTTCCAGTTCGGGAAGAGAACAGTATGGAGCAAATGCCATACCAGGACCTCTTCCCTGAACAGAATCAAGCATAATCTGATATTTCAGATTGCTGGTAAAAATATGCTTTTGTTCTGGGCGCAATGTTTGATAATCACCACGGTCTTTTTGTAATGAGATTTCTTCGGGTCTCCAGAAGTATCCAAGTTGCTGTTGAGTTAATTTGTCGAAAATTGGATACTTGTAAGAATCATAACGCTGAATACCCAGAGGAGCACCAAAAAACATTGGTTGTTTTTTGGTATCAACTTCCTGAGAGTTGAAAACCGTCATTGATTCGGACACATTTTTCTCCTCTAGTTTTGTCTTAAAGTTAAAATCCATAATTTTTTTTCTTCTCTAAATTAACTCACACTTTTATATTTAATCAGGTCAGATTTTGCAACTTTCACAATCATCTTCATCAGAACTCATAATGTCATCAAGAAGTGATTGAAGGTCTTCTTTTGGTTCTTCAACTACCTCATCGGTCTTAATATCATAAGTATTCTGGTAATACGCTGTCTTATGCCCCATCTTAAAACAAGTAAGCATATCTTGCGCCATCACCGACACAGGAACTTCATTATTGGCATAATTCTCTGGATTATATGACCAGTTTCCAGAAATCGCCTGATCGAAGAACTTTTGCATAACAGCAACAATATTGATATAACCAGCATTGCTAGGCATATCCCAAAGAAGCGTATAATTGTTCTTAAGAGTTTGATACTGGGGGACAATCTGCTTAAGAGGTCCTTTCTTCGATTTCTTAACGGACAAGTATCCTCTAGGTGGTTCGATTCCGTTCGTTGCATTTGACACAACGGAACTGCTCTCCGATGGCATCTGTGCGGACAGTGTTGAGTTCCGTACTCCGTATTGCTTAACTTGTTCCCTAAGACCTTCCCAATCATACTTCAAATTATTCGGAACAATTTCATCAACATCTCTCTTGTATGTATCAATCGGCAGAATACCCTGACCATACTTTGTACGATGAGCATATTCGCAGGCACCTTTTTCTTTTGCAAGATTTACGGTTGCCTGAATAAGATAATACTGGAATGCCTCACTCAAGTCGTGTACCAGTTTCCAAGATGTAGGATCCTCATATTTGACGCCGTGCTTAGCGAGAAAGTGCGCCAAACCAATATAACCTATCCCAAGTGAACGACGCCTCTTGGTGAAGTTCTCTGCCGCCTTTACAGGGTAGTTTTGATAGTCAATAATCTCATCCAAAGCACGAACAGAAAGATCGCAAAGTTCTTTCATATCATCAAAATGCTTTAGTTTTCCAACATTGATCGCAGATAGAATACAAGTTGCGACTTCTCCATTCTCATCGTCAATATGTTGAATTGGAGTCGTAGGTTCGGTGATCTCCATACAAAGGTTACTCATATTAACCTTATCCAAATAAGAACTATGAGAATTGCAGTGGTCAATATTCATAATGTAAATACGACCAGTTTCTGCTCTTTCCTTCAGAAGGTCCAGAAAGAGTTCTTGTGCTCCAATCGTTTTTCTTGGAATAGACTCATTTCGTTCTGCACCCACATATAACCCGTCAAATGAATCAGTGCCAAAAGCATCATACAACCCAGGAACTGAGTGCGGAGAGAAGAGTGAAATCTCTTCATTCTTGATGAATCTTTCATAAAACAGTTTGGAGATTTGGATTCCATAATCTAATTTGCGAACACGATTATCTTCGGTTCCTTTATTATTTTTAAGAACTAGAATATCTTCTATTTCTTGGTGCCAGATAGGAAAGAAAACTGTAGCAGAACCACCTCTGATGCCGTTCTGAGTGCAGCATCGGACAGTTGCCTCAAACTTCTTAAGGAAGGGGACAACGCCTGTGTGTTGTACCTCTCCATCTCTGATTTTAGAGTTGATACCACGGATTCTACCAGCGTTGATGCCGATACCAGCCCTTTGTGCGACATATTTACCAATAGCCATATCGCTGCTAAAGATACTATCGAGGGTGTCATCAACATCAACGAGAACACAAGATGCAAATTGGCGAAGTGGAGTTCTGACTCCTGCCATAATCGGCGTTGGGATGTTGATTTTGTGCTTGCTGATTGCGTCATAATACTTCTTAACGTAATCTAAGCGTGTTTCCTTTGGGTATTTAGAGAAAATAGTGGCGGCAATCAGAAGATACATAAATTGAGGAGTCTCATATAGAGAACCAGAACTCCTATCCTGAACAAGATACTTATCAACTACCTGACGAAGACCTGCATAGGTAAAGAGATAATCTCTCTCGTGAACGATAAAGGATTCAAGTTTATCAAACTCTTCATCATTATAAAGACTTAGAATCTCTGCGTCATAGACCCCCCTACCAACACAACGCTCTACTTGTTGCTTAACAGTTGGACACTCGTGCATACGACCAAACAACTGCTTGCGGAGAGCGAACAGAAGGAGTCTAGCAGCAACAAACTGATAGTTAGGGTGGTCGAGGTCAATTAGATCGCTTGCAGAACGAATTAGAATCTCCTGAACCTCTGCCGTAGTAATACCATCATAAAACTGAATACCAGACTGCATCTCGACTTGACTTGCAGAGACACCTGCAAGATCCTTACACGCCTCCTCAACCATCAAGTGTAGTTTGTTTAGGTCAAGACCTTCAATCGACCCATTTCTCTTAATAACCTTTGTTCCGTTGCTCATACTTTCTTCCATTCGTTAAACTTTACTTTTGCTTCTAAACCTGAGTGAGTATTTGATTTTAACACATCCATAACATTAAGTCCAGCAATCACACAATCATTAATGTCCTTGTGCTGGATATTCGTTGGCCAGATAACTACTTTATCACCTCTGTCGATGGTTTTTGATATTCGGTTGACGATTTCTCGATTGCGTGGTTCATTATCAAAAACCCAAATATAATCGCTCCAACCAAACGACCTAATATCAACATCGGACCCACACATAGCAACAGAGTTTTGTATGAAAGTGGAGTCAAACGGTCCTTCAACGATGTAAATTGGTTTTGTGAAATCGATTTGATCGAGTCCATAAAGTTTGGGTGATTCATCAGAAAGCATCACGGTGATGTATTTATTGGGAGAGGATCCGAGTGCTCTTCCCTGAAATCCAATGAGATTATTTTGTGTATCATACATTGGTATAATAATGCGACTCTCATCTCTCACTATCTTATTGAAGGTGGGTTTTTGAGTATTCACCCATTCCTTAAACTTGTTAGCAAAATAGAACTTTTCTGGATTGAGTTTTCTTTTTTCCAGATATTCCTTGGCAAGTTGATTTGATGATGCTTTGGGAAGATCCAGTTTCTTAAAAAAGGTTGGTTTTGAGAACTCAAACTTTGGTTCTTCAACAACAAAGTTCTTACCAGTATATCCTTCCTTAAATTTCTCAAGTGTATATTGCCGGTGAAGAGTTGGATCTATTTTTTTGAGAAAGTTATTGAACGACATACTTGCGCCACAGTTATGGCACTTAAAGTTCGTATTCGTCTTTACGGCATACAAATACCCCCGCGTCTTACTTTTATTCTTTTGAGAATCTCCGCAAAGAGGGCAGCGAAAATTGTAGAGATCCGCTTTAACTCTCTTAAATTTCTGGAGGCGTGACGAAACTAATCCAATATACTTGGAATCAATCAAATCCATTATAAAGAGTATTTACTTCGTGCTCTCTATTCTATCAGGCATTTGGGATGGCGTCAAGATATCAACGACGGTGGTGGACTGTGAAAATGCAAAGGAGACGATTACTAATGCTCCTACAACTATCCAACGAAACTTTACAACATCATCAACTTTTTTATCTACTGTTTCTATACGACCATCTATCTTTTTTTCCAATGATTCAAATCTTTCAATTACTCTAGTATGTTCCTCTGTATTTTTGACTTCTATTGTTTTAATTCTATCAATGATTAATTCATCATTCTTATTATTATTTTCTAATTTTTCTTCATGAACCGCCAACATTTTAGAAATGCTTTGACTTGTCTTACCCATTATCTGAATTGCTTCATCTATCTTTTTCATCATAACCTCATACGATGTAAGACGCTCTTCAAGAACAGCAATTTTTGTTTCGTTAGATGATTTGCTAAACATTTTTTTGTCGGTGGGTATTGGGTTCTACGAAACAAAAAAATCAAGTAGTAATATGTTATTATTTATTTTTCTGTTTCTTTTGCTTTTTTCTGTTTCTTCTTACAAGACCCTTAAAAAAGATATTCCAATTTTTTGTATTTTTAGTTCTTAGATCAACTGGAGGAGTTCCAGTTTCAATATTATATCCAAGAGATTTTTCTCCATTACCAACTACATTCGCAATAGACCCCTCACCTTCTTCTTTAAGGTTATGAATAATATCAATAATTTTGTTTATATCCATTAGATTTTCTGTAATTGAGACAGGCACTCAGAATCTTCAACAATTTCGTGTATCTGAGTTTTGGGATATTCCGGTAAACGATTTAAGAAAATTAAGAAACTTTTAATAGACGGCCACAGTTCCTTTTCTAAGTTATAGAATAATAAAGGAACTGCGGCATCATTAAAAACATTAAAGAGAATAATGAGATGATTTACGATAAGATGAGTCTTAAGTTCACCGGTATTTTTATATCTTTTTAATAATCTTTTCACATATCTTATTCGCTTTAAGTCAGACTCAAAATCCTCCATCGTTACTGATTGTGGATTTTCATAATACTTTATAGCAAATAAGATATAGTTATCTTCATTCAACTCATCAAATCTCATATGTTATTATGCGTAATCAAGAGTTGCTGCGTTAGAAGTTGCTGTTGCTCCACCAGTTGAAGTAACCACGGCACGATACTGGTATCCATCAGGAATATTAGCACCAACAGTTGTTGAACCAATTCCGACTGTTGCGGTGGTTACATTGCTATAGATTCCAGTATTAGTGAGGTTAGTGAATCCGGCACCAACATAAGAAGCATACTGCCACTGGAATTCGAGAGGTGCTGTTGGGGTTGCACTTGCTACAACACTAAATGATTGTGCCGCAGTTGTAGAAACTCCACTCAGACTTACTGGTTGAGTAGTAATTGTAATGTAACGGTCTGGGAATACGGCATCATCAAGAGCATCACCTGTTGCACCATAAGTTGCGGGTACATTAGAACTGATACCAGACATAGCTACGAGAACTTCTGATTTGACTCTTAAGTATCCGTGTTGGTCAACATAAGTATGAATACCGACCCAACCGGCGTGTGCTACTTTATACTTAGAACCAGTTGCGGCATTGGCGGCGGCTTCATACTCATCCACACCATAAACTGCATTACTCAAACCAGTAGATGTAGTTGGTGTAAGATCGTAATTTGAGTCTTCTAAAGTATAAACTGGTTTTTGAGTTAGAG